GCAACTAATGCCGTTTATGCCGATAACACTATTATAAACATTAAGAATGTTTCCGGAGGAATAATCCCTAAAGGAACGCCTTGTTTTGTTACCGGGTCAGGTACTTCAGGTAATTTAGCCGGAGTAGTACCAGCAGATGCCGGAGATCCTACCCTAATGCCGGCCGGTGTAATTGCCGGAGAGCAATTGGCCATAGGAGCAGAAGGAGTGGGTCTGGTAGACGGATTTATAAACGGAGTTAATACTGCTGCTTTCAGTTCAGGAGATGAAGTTTTTGTTGCCGTCGGAGGAGGGTATACAAATGTAGCTCCGACAGGATCGGCTTTAGTTCAAAAATTAGGAAATGTAGAAAAGAAAGCATCCAATGGTTCCGGGGTAATCAACGGACCGGGAGCTGCAAGATCAGTTCCAAATATCAATCCAGGATACGCCTGGGTAGGAGACTCAGATTGGGTGGCAACACCAACAGCAACTTCATCTTTTTCAGTAAGCAATGCTCAAACATCAGATCTAACCCAACAAGTAGCAGGAGAATATAAGCCATCTGGATCTAGCTTTATTAACGGTAATTTAGGAATACTTGCTGGAGCAGATACTCTAACAGCAGGAATTTCCCCAATACAAGCCCCTACAGAATTAGCAGGTAAAACATTTCAAACTGAATTTTGGGTTACCGCTACGTTAGCCTCTGGTTCTACAGTATTTACATCCACTCCTAATTCTAATATATATGTAGAATCATTATCAACAGGAACATTTAGAGTTAGGGAAACAAGTGGTACAGTGAATGGTGATTTTTGCTTTACCGTAATGTATATATAACAAATAGTTATATTAAAACACTTTTTACAAAAAAACATAATATTTATAATAAAATAAAATGGCCGAACAAATAGTATCCCCTGGAGTTTTCCAAAGAGAAAATGACCAATCATTTATTACACAACAGCCTATTGAAGTAGGAGCCGCTATTATCGGACCTACTGTAAAAGGACCTGTTGAAATCCCTACTATAGTAACTAGTTACTCCGATTATAAAAATAAGTTTGGAGCCGCTTTTACTAGTGGTAGTGATACTTATTCATATTTCACTTCAATTGCCGCTTATAACTACTTTAACAATGGTGGTACATCATTATTAGTAGCTAGGGTAGTAAGTGGATCTTATACTTCTGCTACATCTAGCATATCTTCATCTGCAGGAGCTCCAAACGTTAATGCTTTTGAATTAGAAACAATTTCTGAAGGAGAAATTATGAATAGCTTTTCTACTGAAGTATCAGGAGCATTACCTTCTGGATCTGAAGATAATCTTAGATGGGAAATTTCTCAAGCAGATACTGGCAGTGGAACTTTTACTTTATTAGTTCGCCAAGGTAATGATACAAGTAATAGTAAAACAATTTTAGAAACATGGGCTGGTTTATCACTTGATCCTAAATCATCTAATTATATTGCTAGAGTTATTGGTGATAGAAAACAAACATTAACTTCTAGTGGTGGTACTTATTATGTACAAGATAGTGGTTCATTCCCTAATGCTTCTCGCTACGTAAGAATCAAAGCAGTAAATAACCCAACCCCTGATTATTTTGATAATAATGGAGTTGCTAAATCAAATTATACTGCCTCTATTCCTATTGTATCTAGTGGATCATTTGGTGGTGCCACAGGTGGTGTAAAAGCAGGAGCTAAATTCTATAATTCAATCGATGCAAATGATTCTCAAGGATTAATAGGAGATAATTATGATAATGTAATTAACTTACTATCAAATAAAGATGATTATAAGTATAACATTATTTCTGCTCCTGGATTATATAGAGCAGATTATTCTTCTCAAATTTCAACATTAATTTCTAATACCCAGAATAGAGGAGATGCAATTTTTGTTGCTGATTTAGTTAAATATAATTCAACAGTTACTTCAGTTAAATCGCAAGCACAATCTGTAGATAACTCATTTGTTGCTTCATATTGGCCTTGGGTACAAGTAAGTGATCCTGAACTAGGAAAACAAGTTTGGGTACCAGCTTCAACAATGATCCCAGGAGTATATGCATTTAATGATAATACAGCTGCTGAGTGGTTTGCACCAGCAGGATTTAATAGAGGTGGTTTAAGTACTGTATTGCGCGCTGAAAGAAAATTATCTTCAACTGATCGCGATAGTTTATATCAAGGAAAAGTAAATCCAATTGCTACTTTCCCTGGACAAGGTATTGTAATTTTCGGACAGAAAACATTACAAACAAAATCATCAGCTTTAGATAGAGTAAATGTTCGTCGTTTATTGATTGCTTTGAAAGACTTTATTGGTCAAGTAGCAAATAATTTAGTATTTGAACAAAATACAATTGCCACTAGAAATTCATTCCTATCACAAGTGAATCCGTTTTTGGAAGCTGTTCAAGCAAGACAAGGATTATATTCATTTAGAGTAGTAATGGATGAAACCAATAATACTCCTGATGTAATTGATAGGAATCAATTAGTAGGACAAATATTCATTCAACCTACTAGAACAGCAGAATATATTATTTTAGATTTCAATATTTTACCAACAGGAGCTGAGTTCCCACAGTAAAAAATAAAGATAGGCATATTTATAATAAACAAACAAAATGGCAATATTAGATTCAAACGAAATTTTCTTTAATGCTTTTGAACCAAAGCAACAGAATCGTTTTATATTATATGTAGATGGATTTCCTTCTTATATCATAAAAGGCATTTCAGGACTAGGATTAACCCAAGATGAAATTGTACTAAACCATATCAATGTTTACCGTAAAGTAAAAGGAAAAACAAAATGGAACAATGTAACTCTTGATTTATATGATCCAATTACTCCCTCTGGAGCACAAGCAGTAATGGAATGGGTACGTCTTCACCACGAATCAGTAACTGGTAGAGATGGCTACTCAGACTTTTATAAAAAAGATGTTCGTTTTAATGTTGTTGGTCCTGTAGGAGATATTGTTTCCGAATGGATACTTAAAGGTTGCCTTATCACCAGTGCTGCTTTTGGAGCTTATAACTATGATAACGAATCAGTAGCTCAAACCATCACAATGGAATTAGCTATGGATTATTGCGTATTAAACTTCTAATAAATACACTCATAATTTTTTTAAAAGGGCTTGTCTATTGATGAGCCCTTTCTTATATTTACTATATTTATCAGCAAAAATAACGTTATTTAAAAACAGATTATGAGTAATTTTCAAATGCCAACGGAGATTGTAGATCTCCCCTCTAAAGGTTTGTTATATTCCGAAGATAGTTTACTATCAAAAGGTCATATAGAAATGAAATATATGACGGCTAGAGAAGAGGATATTTTAACCAACCCAAACTACATTAAAAAAGGAATTGTTTTAGATAAACTATTACAATCCCTTATTGTAACCCAAATTAACTATGAAGATTTATTATTGGGAGACCAAAATGCTATTATGTTAGCAGCTCGTATTTTAGGATACGGTAAAGATTATTCTTTTACTTATAAAGGAGAAAAGGTAACAGTAGACCTATCACAAGTAGAAGATAAACAAATTGATGAATCTCTTTTTAAAAAGGGTAAAAATGCTTTTGAATTTACTCTTCCTACATCTAAAACAAAAATTACTTTTAAATTATTAACAGTAGGAGATGTTAAAAAAGTAGAAAGCGAAATTGAATCTCTTAAAAAAGTAAACAAAGACCTTACTCCCGATGTATCTACCCGTTTAAAATACATGATTACATCTGTAGAAGGCAACCCAGAACAATCTGCTATTAGGGAATTTGTAGACCAATATTTGTTAGCTAGGGATTCAAAAGCATTACGTGACTATATTAAGCAAGTACAACCCGATGTTGATATGACTTTCAACTTTGACGGCCCAGATAACGTTGAGGAGGGCGTTAATATTCCAATTAATATTAACTTTTTTTGGCCTGAGTACTGATTATAGGAAACATATTTTTGACCAAATACACGAAATAGTATTTTTTGGGCAAGGAGGATATAGTTACGATATTGTATACAACATGCCTTTGTGGTTAAGAAAATACACTTACCACCAAATAAAAGAATACTGGGAAAAAATAGCAGAAAATAAAAAAGGAGAATCTGTAGAAGAATTTACTAATAAAGTAAAAACAGGAGCAGTTCAAGTACCTAGTTATGCTAGGGGAAATAAAATAAACTACAACGGGGGGACATCTTAAAAACGGTGTCCCTTAATATTTATCATATATGGCTGATAATACAAACATCAACAGAACAATAGAAGAAATCTCATACATTAGAGATGCTATTAATGCTGTAGGGGCAGCCATAACTGAAGAAATAAATGATAGACTTGATGATTCTGATTCTATATTAAATAGGATCCAAAGAAATGTCAAAAATGAAACAACAGCTGCTTTTAAAGATTTATCCAAAGGATTAAATAGTACCTTAAAAAACCAAATAGCTCTAAATGAGGGTACATTAAAGCAGTCCGATATTGCTAAACAACTTAATACAATAGAGGCTAAACGAGCTAATTTAAGTATTGCTATAAACCAAGCTATAAGTAATGGTATTATTGAATTAGGAGAAGCCGAAAGTATTGAACAGTCAATAACAGAGCAATTACAATTTCAACAAGACTTACTTAAAGACCAATCTTTAGAAGTTGAAAAACAAAATAAAAAATTAAAAACAACAGGCCCTTTACTATCAGGACTATCCAAAATACCTGTATTAGGTAATTTTATTGACGCCAATAAAGCCTTAACAGCAGCACAAGTTGAAGCAGCCCGAGAAGGATCTACTACAGCTAGTGTATTTAAAAAAGGGTTTGGTTCTGCTGGTACTTCTTTAAAAACAAATTTACTTAACCCAGTTACACTAACATTAGCTGCTGTACAACAATTAGCTAAAGGAGTACTACGTACTAATGAAATACAAGTAAAATTAGCTAAAAACCTTACACTATCTAGAAACGAAGCAGGAGCTTTACAAAATAGATTATCTCAAGTAGCAGCTACTTCTGGTGATTTATTAGCCACTACTACTTCATTATCTAAAGCACTAGGAGATGTACAATCTGCTTTTGGATTTATTGGTAAAATAGCTAGTAATGATTTAGTACAGTTTAATCGAATAAAAGAGGCCATTGGATTATCTGCTTCTTCTGCTTCTGGTTTATTAAAACAATCCACTTTACAAGGAAAAACACTAGAAGAAAATAAAAATCTTGCTCTAGAACAATCACAAGCAGTTTCCGCTCAATTAGGAGTACAAATAAACAATAGAGAAGTATTAGAGGAAATAGGTAATATTTCTAATTACACACTAGTACAATTTAGGGGTAGTACAGAAGCTGTAGCTCGAACAGTAGCTCAAGCTAAAGCATTAGGGTTAGAACTAAAAGATATTGCTTCTACTCAAAATGCTTTATTAGATTTTGAACAATCAATTGGTGATGAATTATCTGCTGAACTATTAACTGGAAAACAATTAAATTTAGAAAGAGCTAGGTTTTTTGCATTAACCAATGATATAGAAAGCCTTCAAGGAGAATTATTAAGCCAAGTAGGGTCATTGTCCGAATTCCAAGGAATGAATGTTTTAGCCCAAAGAGCATTTGCCCAATCCTTAGGATTATCTGTAGATAAAGTAGCAGATTTATTAACTCTAGAACAATTTAGAGGAAAAACACAACAAGAAATAGCAGCCTTAGCTGGGGATGAAGTAGCAAAACGATTAGAAACACTTACCCTACAACAAGAATTTGGAAAAACAGTAGAAAAATTACAACAAACTTTAGTAGATATAGTAACTGGTCCTATTGGTCAAGTTTTAGGAGCAGCTCTTGATGTAACCAATGCTGTGTTATCTCCCATAGGAAAAATTGTAGGAGGAATATCATCTGCTTTTGAAGGAGGAGGAGAACGCCAAGCAGCCGCATCTAGAATATCAGAAAACAGAGTAAATGTATCCCCAGGAACAACAAATGTAAAAATTAATTTAAATAATTCATCTATTGGAAATGCCACTGCTCGTACTAGTTATAATGTTGGTCAAGATGCATTTGGAGGGGTTGATTATAGTGCAATTTCTTAATTTTTAATATTTATAATAAACAAATTATTATGGCCTTATTAGATAAATTACAAAACGACAAATCCAAATACTCTAAGTATAATGGAGCTAATGGTGTACAAAACCCACTAGTGGCATATCCAAGTAAAGACTCCCCATTACACGCAGGGGCAGATGGTACTGCAGGATATTCTTTAGGAAACTCTAAAGTAAGAAGATTAGTATATGACTTATATAATCAATATGATGATGGAGTATCTAATCCTAATGTATTGCCTACTAGCCCTTCAAAATTAGATTTATCTTTTAACCCACCTATTAATGCCCCTCGCTATAATTACACTCAAAACTTTTTACCTGAGAATGATTATAGAAAAAATGCTCCTGAAGGACAAGGCGGTAGAATTTAATGGCATTAAGGAATAGGTTGGCTGATGTTGGATCCCGCTTTAGAGGATTCAATAAATATCTTCGTTATGGTAATGATACACCTGGCAATGGAGATAGTGGTCAGCCTTATATTCAAAAAGACATTCCTGGAGTAGATGAAAAACCAGGAGACTCTAGCCCTGATTTTCTTTTAAGAAAACCTCAATCAAATAGATTAGATGACCTAACTAGAATAGGTCGTTTTCTAGCTTCCCCTTCGGGACTATTATTTACTAGTAAACAAAAATTATTAGATTTTACTAATCCTGTGGTATTAGGCCAACCAAACAGGCAAAATCCTAATAATGTACTAAATTTAATAGGAGACACATTAGTAGGGGCTGCCTCTTTTAATGCTAATATTTTAGCCCAAGTAGGAGGTGCAGGTTTAGGTTATAGAGTAGCATCACATGGAAAATTACCAGGAGTAGGGATTGATCCTCGTAGAACTTACCTTGAAATAACTAAGGAACAAAGAAATACAGTATTTCCCAAAAACTCAAAAGATAAATCAGCTATAGAATCCATAGCTAGTGGAATATCTTCATTCACTAACCCAGTAAACCAGAATAGATTAACCGCATTATATAACACCAAAGTAACAGGCAATAGCTATACTGGACTAAATAATAAATTCGCAATAGATCGCTTCAATGACGGTAATCTATTAAATTATTTAGGGGGACCCAACGCAACTAATTTAACTCAACAAGGGGGACCAGGGAAAACAATAATTCCATTATCTAACCCCACAATTAAAGATGGGGAATTTCAATTTTCTCAAAAACAAATAGACGATCAATTTGTAATTGGAAAAGATGGATCAACAGGTTTTAAAAATACACAAGACTTTAGAAAAGAAATAATAGACAATAGTTCTTTTAATTCCCCTGTAAGAAAACAACTATATTCTTTTGATTATAGTAATAAAAAAGTAAATAGAACAACCAGAATAGGAACAGGTGATCCCACTTCTAGAAAAGACAAATCAGATCAAGGATTAAGGGACTCATTTAGTATTAATACATTAAAAAATGAGGATAAAGTAGCAATTGATAAAATCAATTACCAATCATTATATTCTGCGGCTAATGGTTCTTCCCCTTATGCTAATGAGGGAAATAAATTAGATGCAAGTGCAAGAGATTTAATTACTTTTTATTTTTCTGTAGTAGATAATGAAGATCCTCAACAAGCCGACTTTGTTCACTTTAGAGCATTTTTAGGATCATTACAAGATAATTATAACCCTGACTATTCCCCTGTACAGTATATAGGTAGAGGTGAAAGATTCTACAACTATAATGGATTTACTAGGAATATAGACCTAAGTTGGAATATATACCCACAAACGGCGGTGGAAATGAAAGCCATCCACAATAAATTAAACTTTTTATCTTCATGTACCACACCTGATTATAAAAATGGATACATGAAAGCCAACATAGTCAAATTATGGGTTGGAGAATACATGTATGGAATCCCAGGTATTATTCGCTCATTATCCTATAATAATCCTGAAGAATCAAATTGGGAAATTAATTTCAACCAACCTGAAGGGGGTGTTGGTGGAGGTGGTGGAGAAATGTTAACAGGTCCTATGTTATGGCAAGTATCTATGACATTTACCCCATTACATGATTTTGTACCTAGAAGAGTAAGTATAGATAACCAAAAAGCAGCAGCATTTATAACTCCTACTTTAAGAAGTGGTGGAAAGAACCCTTATCTTTCGTATACTCCAACTACTACAGTAGACACTGGGGAATTAAACAATGGATAGATATAG